TCAATCTGGGACCAACTCAAAACGATTGGAAAACTCAATCCTGACAACAAGATTCGTATCTTGTGGCACAAATCCAAAATTCTTCAAGCTAGGGGTGGAGGGACTGACAGTATTAATTCACGATCTTGTTGGGAAATCAACAAATATATCCCTATCAAGAAAAACTTCAGCTTTGGTTCCCTTGTTGCTAACAAACCTGGTATGCATATCTTCGAAATCTATTGGTACAATACTTGCCAGATTGAAAACTTTCCTACGGACCCTGCAGCGGCTACATACATCTCAACTACGGCAAACAAGCAAGTTTATTTTAATGACATAGATTAAATATCAACATATTCATAACGATCCTGCGACAAAGCATTTGGATCGGGCATTTCATTTCCGAAAACAACAATATGAACTTTAGTAGCCATACGTTTCTCCACTGAATGATACTTGGGACTCATCACTCGGCCATTCTTCATCTGCTCCAAAACTGAATACTGCAAAAATTGCATATTCGTGCGGGGAATATCAACAAGAAATACACGACAATGAGTCTTAACTGCATGCGCAATATCGTCTCTCTTACCAACGGACAAAAACTGCGACGAAAAAGGGTGATGATCCTGATACCAATTGACAAACCAACTCTTTCCGGTATTTCCAACTTCATCAATAACAAACAAGATCTTACGGTCATCGGGTTCTTCAGCAAGACGGTCTACCAAACCGGACTGCCAGGTGCGGAGGACGGCGTTTCCATCGACTGGTTGGATGAACAGTCGCATTCTTGAGAGTCCTGTAATTCCTGGGTATCTGGTGAGTGTCGTAACATGTTCGGAGTGCGCGACCTCAGGAGTGGACGGCGCGCGACCATGTTCGAGGGCAAATGCATCTGCCCAATCATAATAGGACTGGAGGTCCGTTCGTCTTCCCTGTTGAACGGGGGGGAGTTCTCCGATCTCGGTGTAGTCTCCATCTTTCTTGCAATACTCGGCCGCCTGGTGTGGAGAGCCACGGGTGACTTCCAAATGGAATCGTTGCGAACCAAGGCGGTTCTTGACGGTTGCCAAACGGATTGCAGCGGGGAAGATGACATATCCTTGGAGGTGGGGCGTTCCTTCTTCGCCGGTTTCTCGTCCCCAAACAATGTACTCGGTCGACGCGGCGGCGTCGAGGAGCTTGAGGGCTTCATCCTCAGTAGGATTGTTCAAAGTAAAACACCAATTCTTTGCACGAGACATGTTTGCAAAAATTATGACAGGAGTGGCATGGAAGTGGGCTGGTAATACTAGCAGCCCACTTTTAGATCTTTCTCACCGGTTCACTTTTCGACTCCGACTAGTAGGAGTATACCTACATCATGCCTTACAAGACAGGTTATAACCCCTATCGAAAGGGGCTATCTGCAAGAAACTTTTATCGATATGTGCCTGGTAAAGGTACTCCCTATCAATTGAGACAAAGATATGCTGCTAGAACTATTCAACGTGGCGTTCGTTCTAGACTCATGCACAAAAACAAATTCTACCGCTACCAAGCTAAGAAGTTCGCGGCGGTCCGCGCACGAGTGATTCCTGCTGCTGGCTTTTCTGGCAAAATCGTAGCTCAAACTACTCAAACTGGAGCTTCTGCTACATTACTCAACTTGGGGATTCTTTACGACTCCAATTTCCCTTGGCCTGCGTACGGGCCTGAAGCAAATGCAAGATCCAATCAAAACATTTTCTGTCGCGGTCTTAAACTTCATCGACGTTTCAACTACCGTACTCCCGCTGGGGGTACAACAGATGTGGGGCTTATCAAAGTGCACCATGCATTGGTGCAACTCAAAAACGAAGAAAACGATGCTGAAATTTTGGAGGAAATCCAATTCGGATTCTTCAGAGACAATTCACAAGACGGGCGCGCTCGCGGATTTGAACGTTACACGACTACGTCAATCTGGGACCAACTCAAAACGATTGGAAAACTCAATCCTGACAACAAGATTCGTATCTTGTGGCACAAATCCAAAATTCTTCAAGCTAGGGGTGGAGGGACTGACAGTATTAATTCAC